GCAGACCGCACGCGGTTCTTCGGGGCCGCCATAGCCTTCTGCAGGTATGATAGCGCATCTCCGCTGAGCTGTCTCATTGAGATGTCCGCGATCTTCACCATTAGCGGCCCATACTGCTTGTCAGAGGCCTTCAGGATCATGGCGAGCCTAATATATTGCTCTCGATCCATTGAAACTCCCATCATCGCCTGCCAGTACTCTCCGAGCCTACCGATCTTGGCCGAGTCTGTTGGGCCGTTGATCACGTAGTCATACCACTCGCGCATTGTTCGAACTGGGGCGTCGGCGGTAATGCCAAGTGTCTCAGCGCGCTTGCGATAGGTTGCCGCCTTGCGCTTTCGCTCCTCGAGCTCCTCTTGCGGCAGGTCGTTCCACTCTTCCCAGTCGTGAATCAGCAAGCCATCGAGTAGACCGGCACGCCTAAACGCAGGGAGGTGCTTGATGTACTGCTTGCCAATAAGCATCTGGACGTGCTCTTCCGACTCAAACTGACCGTTGGTCTCCGCGGCAGCGCAAAGCAAGACGACCCAGGCATATCGCGCAGCGTCATCTGGCAACCGTGACATCTTCTTGTGCCGCGGAAGATTTACGTGGATGCGGATGTGGTCGGCTATGACTTCGGTCCCGACTTGGCCGCCAGCTTCGGCACTAGCCGTAGCAGTTCCTTGCGGGTCGTTGGGATTGCATTGCCGTTCTGTCCGTTGGTGTCTACGCATAGTCCCCTAAATTCACATGTCTCATGAAACCAGGCTTCTGGGTTTGGGAAGAACGCTTTCTTCTCGATCATATCAAGAATTCCGCGAGCCATCATATACAACTGATCAAAGTTCTCCTGACTTCGGTAAGTTGACCGCCGGTCAACGTTTGGACCCTTTGAGTTCAGCGTGATGATGTTGAAAAGAACCTCTGGGTTCTTGCCAAAGTTGTCGCGGATAAGCCCAGCATACGCAGTAGCCTGCATATCCTTGTGCTCCTTACCCTTATCCCATGCCCGGTAAGAGGTTTTGTGGTCGATAACAATGTTGCTCTTTGTGTAGAGGTCGGGAACGCCCTTGAGCTTCACCGGAAGATTCCCAAGCTTGCTGTGCCTAATCTCGCCGTACATCGACCGCTCGACCGCCTCGGCCTCCCAATCGTCGCCTTCATCAAGCGCAGCAATAAGCATGGCCTCGCTCTTGACAGCTTCACCAAGTGGATCTCGTATCTTTTCGTTCTCCCAGTTTACCTTGGAAGACTCCTCAGCAAAGTAGCGTCGGGTGTATTCAAGTGCCTGCTCTCGACTCGTCTTCTTAGTGCTGTACCACCTGGCAAGTCCAAAGTGGACGCTAGATCCGACCAGCGCGGCTGCGCCGGTCGACTCCGTCCAAAGCTTCTTGCCGTACCTGAAGTAGCCATATAGCGGACACGTCAAATAGGCTCGTAGCTCCGAGATGGAGAAGTAGCCCTTTGAGACCTGCGCCTCTAGCGTTTCGCTGAGATGCTTCTTTGCGCTCTCAACGATCTCGGCCTTGACGTCGTTTGTTAGAACCTCTGGCTGCTCATCCATTTGCGGCGTCCAGTGCATCCTTACGGGCCTTATAAGCCTTCTGGAGAGCCTGTAAACGCTCGCCAGCGAGATTGCTGCTTGCGATATCCTTGCCGATGGCCAGGAGTTCCGCAGAGCTGCTCGCTGAGTTTATCGACGCAATCCAGTCGAGGATCGCGGGGTCTTCTTCGTCGTTAAAGATTTCAAGCGCTGCGGCGACAATCGCCTCGTCGCTCTGCTTCTTTGCCGCTGGCTTAGGCTCTGACTTTGCCGCTCCCCCCTTAGAGGCGATCTCCTCGGATGACGCTACCTTCTTGGCCGGAAGGCCAGCCATGACAAGTGCCCGACCGACTGCGGATGTCTCGCAGTTCTCCACCTCGCTACCGCGAGTGTATGGGGTGCTACCTGGAATCGCAAGGAAGCTATGACCAGTTCCCGCTGGCTGCTCATTCTCGCTAATGCCTCGGTAGGCTAGCGCTCGGAATGAGACGCCCTTGTCGTCAAGGTGCATCATGGTGGTCTCAATTCGACCATCCGGATAAGCCTCGTACCAAGCCTTGATTCTCGCCGCTACATCTACGTAGTCATCGAGCTTGAAGCTTCCACGTCCTGCTGGTGCGTTGTTTCCGTATGCCATTTACTTACTCTCCTTATCTACCCAATCTTCAAACAAATCCTGCTCTGTCATATTAAAAAGCCTCGATAGTTTTCTCCTTAGTGGCTTCGACATAGGACTATGTCCGTATTGTACCTGATTCAAATACCCAAGACTCACGCCAAGCATTTCGGCGATCTTCGCTCGCTTAAGCCCAGTTTTCTTGAGCATTACCCAGACCTTATCAGACCTGATCTTTTCCTGCAAGCGGCGCCCCTGGTGCTCCGGGCCGCTTAGCCGACTCACTTCGGCTCTCGCTTCTTGGCCCTTTCCAGCAGTTGATACACACGGTTCCTGCTGATGCCAAGTTCCTTCGCGATGGACGTAATCGTCCTGCCCCCGGAGGAAAGCTCTCGAATTTTAGCGACCCGGTCCCAGAATGGGGCAGCGTGAATACCGGAAAGGTACTCGCGGCTGCACGGCCAGCACCGAAGCGTATTCTTTGTGGACGTAGCTGCGCCGCAGTCGACGCAGATCTGGTCCTGATTCAACTTTTCACTCATCGATACGCTCCTCTGCGGCCGGTACGAGGTCGTCCGAAACCCGCTCATCGTTGCTTGCAAGGTGCCTAAAGAAGCACTTTGTGTGGGTGTCTCCATGCGGTGTCTTTATGACTGGACCGAGATTCTGGACGGCGGCCATTTTATTGCCAGCGCCCTTCCGGTTAAAGCAGTCAGGGTGTCCGCATACATCGCTGCCGAACAGCTGTTTTGCGACAAACATGTCAGCCATAAGCCTCTCCTTCTACGCCTATCAAATACTCCCGTAGGGCCGCTCTCCATTTCTTGGAGGATTCGGTCTTCACCCTATGGTGTAAACCGCATAGTATCACGCAATTAGCCCTTGACGATGGTCCACGTTTGCCAAGGCCGGACGTTGACACATGGTCAACTTCTAGTGTGATTTTTCCAGGGCCAAATTGACTCCCGCATTCTCCGGTCATTCCGATCGATGGACCGACGCAGCCCTTATCCCTTTTTAGGAGATCGAGTCTTAGGCTTTCTGTTACGGGGTCCTTGTGCGCCATCCTCTGCCTCCTGCTTGTTAGGGCTTGCCTTTTCGGATCTCATTATACGGCACGGAATGCAGAAGCACGGCTGTTGGTGGTAGAGCTTCTCCGCCATTAGCGCTTACGTTCGCGGGCCTCTACCTGGCGCATGACCTTATTAGCCCATCGCTCCCCAGGAACCCCGCCCCATAGCGCATTTGCAATCCTGCCAGCGGACGGATAGCCAGCCTCACCAGGTCGATATCCCTGACCCTTGCGATCGACCGCGTGGCGCGCGTGCCAAGCTCGCATCTTTCGCGCACGAGCAATCGTCATGGTGTCATTGATCAGCATTCGCGCTGTCGTTTGACCAGGGCCAATCCCGCCGCGACCGAACTCTTTGCGCCAGTCCAGGCCTCGCTTAGCTTCAGCCTTTACTGCTCGTGGTGCCTTGAGGTTGATGGGTCGATCTGACTTCTCGGTCTCGGCCTCGCCGTCTTCCTCTGCGTCCTCTTTGGCGGAAAGGATCACTACCTTTGCGGCTGTGTAATCGACATCCTCATTGGCATCGAGGACGTAGATCTTCTCGAACTCCTCATGGAGCTCCTCAATAAGCTCAAGCTTTGCCTCTGCGTTGTCCTCAACTGGGAGAATGAACACGTTCGTGATTACGACCTGGTTGTCGTCAAGCGCCTTCATCATAGGTCCGAGGTCTTCCTTCTGAACATTGGTCATAATGTAAATCTCAGCGCCTTCGTCCTCACCTTCCTCGAAGTCCTCAATGATGTCGAAACCGCCTTCAAGGATTTCAAAACCTGGGGTCATGATTGTTCCGATTGGATCGACAAGAACAGCGGCCGATCGCTTACCGGGATGATTCTTCTTCATTGGTGGCTTTGGCGGCATGCTCGGCTTTGATCGCCGTGCTGGTGGCTTTGGCGGAAGCTTCTGCTCGGCACCCTTTTCCTCGCCAGGCATCGTGCTATCTGTTGGCATTGCGATTGCCGGTGGTGTTGGCTCGTCGGCTGGTTGCGCAGGTGTCTCTTGGGTCTCGTCATCGCCACCCTCTGGTGCGCCAACTGGGCTGTCTGGTGGAGTGGTGTTCCCGTCCCCATCGACGATGCCAAGTTCGCGCGCATACAGCGAAAGGGGCAGGAAGCCGCGCGGGGTTGGTAGCCAGATCTCGTCACCAATCTTACCAACTCCGTCCTGGCCGCGCTCACGGAGAGCGTCGTTCAGGCGAAGCCAAGGCATACCGGCAAGAGCGGCTCGGTAGTACGGCGTGATTACCTCTTTCGAAGCCCGACCAAGGTCGGTGTAGGTGAATCGAAGGTTCTCGTCGTAGCGCCAGACAATTTCTCGGGTTAGGTACTCAGCAATAAGGTCCAGGAGCGGGGTGATGCCAACGTCCTGGGTGAATGCAGCGCCGACCTCGGCGCTCGCCCGATTAACGTCCATCGTGATGCCAATGTCTTGTGGCTGAACACCAAAGACCGCGCAGATCTTGCGGGCCAGATAGATCTGCCACTCCATGAACTGCATGTCTCGGTTGGACGGCGCAAGTGGAATCCACTGCATCTGCTTGCCGCCGCCTGTAATGGCGACCTGGCTGCGCCCAGCAATCTCAGCGTCCCAGTAAGACTTAAATGCGTCAACCTGATCCGGGCGGATACCCTCACCGAGGTGGAGTATCCCCGGAGGCGCCGCCTGAGTCACGGACCGCGAGTTGTATTGGGCCGCAGCCATGTCGGAGTCAATGGTCGAAGCGAGAACCTCAAGTGGAGACAGGCCGAGTGGCGAGTAGGTCATTGGGTTCGCCTGGATAACAACAAGCTCCTCGTTCAGATACTTTGAAACAACCTTCCCGGAGCTGTCGTACTGGTAGTAGCGCGGCTTGTCGGAGTCAGTCCCATCCCACGACGGATCGAAGCGGATAGACCCGCCGTCAATTGGCCAAAGGTTAGCAATTGGATCGCGTCGGATTCCAAGACGGGCACCTGCGGTAGGCTCAACCTCAATAGCGCCGATGTCAAGAGTCAAGAGATCTTCAATCACTGGCTCAATAAACGAGCGGAAGGAGTCCCTTCGCGTGTTCGGGTGGCGGAACAGATACTTGATACGCTTTACGGTGAGGTGGTCTACCGGGGTCTCGCCATCAAGCGAGACGATATCCCACTGAGCTCGGCTGACCTGCGTGCGGCGAAGGTTGATCGCGGCTCGAATCCAGGGATTCTCTCGCGCCCATCGGCGGAGCTGCTTTACTGAACGCTTCCCGTTGTTGTCGATCTGTGATGCGCCGCGCGTGTATGGGGAATTGTCCCAATTGGGCAGCATCTCGTCCGGGAAGTTCTTGACAGTCTCGTTGCCGCCCCTACCAAGGATACGGTCGAGTATCGATCGATCTTCGGCCACTTATTTTCTCCCTCTGATGGAGGACCTGATGGCCCCCCAGATGGTTTTTTCCTGCATTTCGCCAGAGATTGTTTTTCTTGTCTGCTCTAATGTTAGCGCAACCCTGCGAACCGGACCGTCATACGATATTGCTCTCATGCACGGATAATTTTGCCAGTATCTCGGAACAGCAAATCTCCCGTCAGCAAAATCTACCACGACAGTCGATGTTATGTCAGGTGTCAATCCTCTACCTCGTTGTTGTCCTCTCCTGGCAAGACGATTTCATTATCTTCGTCCTTATCGAGCTCCCAGACGTGCCTTGCATAGGCTCGCTGCTGAGGTACGCTCCTCCGAAGCCTGTGGAGCAGTTTATAGCAGTCAGAGCAGACTGCGTATCTTTTCTGGCCCTTAGCCCTTGGGACTAGGGGCTCCGGGACCAGAACGGTCTCGATATGATGCTCACCGCTCATGATGAAACAAAGCGCACACCGAGGGTGGGCCCTTTGTATTAGTTCATATCTCTTGACAAGAGGCTCGAAAGTCTTCTGTAGTCGGGCAAGCTCCTTGTACCCGCGCTTTAGCTCTGAGGCTGTTTCCTGGAGCTGCTGGCACGTTGGGCACTTTTTAGACGGCTCATCCGCCGACACCTCGACTATCTCAGGCTCCGGCCCTAGGGCGAATTCGCTGTCAGTATCCATTGCATTATTATACGGTATAAAGGACTAATACCCACCCTAATGGTCAAAATAGGTGACTAATAGGGTCTTAATATGTGTAAACTGTGCAGAAATGTGGTTAAATACCACGTAGAAATTGTTCTGTTGACTAGTCAATAGAACAGTCATACAATCCTAGGGCTAGGGGCTATGCCCAGGGAGGTTGTCTTGGATTTCAAGCTTTACACCAACGCCCTAAAGGTACGGGAGTCCGATAACGGAGATCTATACGTCTCCGGGACCACGTCATCTACGATTAGGGATCGACAGGGTGATGAGATCACTCTTGACGCTATCAAGTCCATGGCGGATACGGCGAAGCAAAACATGACCGTATTCCTCAACCACAATTACAACGTTCCGGAGGACCTCTTTGGTTCTGTTACGGACGCCAGGATTGTCAAGCGTCTTGACGCCGACACTGGCCTTGAGGTATACGATCTTGATATCGATGTCAAGGTTTGCCCGGAAGAAGAGAACCCTGCCGCAATGCAGGCGTACAAGGCCATTAAGAGAGGGGTAAAGCTCGGAATGTCTATCGGCGCTCGCGTCGAGAAGGTTTCCAAGCGGAAGGACTCCAGCGGCCTTGATACATACGTTATTGAGAAAGTAAATCTTCTCGAATCAAGCATTGTCGGCATTCCGGCAAACCAGCGATCGTATCTTCAGAATGCGCTCAAGAGCCTCCGCACTGCCGATCAGGCTGGTGAGCTTGAGATTACAGAAAAGGCAGAGCCAGACGCCCTCAAGGAGGGTGACTTCGTCAGCTGGAATTCCAGCGGCGGAACGGCTCGCGGTAGAATCGAGTACATCATGCGCGAAGGAGTTCTTGGCATTCCAGATTCGGACTTCAGTGTAAATGCAACTCCGGAAGACCCGGCGGCACTAATCCGAATCTATAGCGAGGCCGGTGACGGCTGGGCGGAAACCGAGACGCTTGTTGGCCATAAGTTCTCAACCCTCTCAAAGATCGCGCCTCTCGCTGAGGCTGAGGACGATGAAGAGGACGACGACGAGGGCGAGGTCGAAAGCAGCGCCACTAAATCTGATGCTGAGGAAGCTGTTGGGTCGTACACGGCTTCAGGAGCAGATGCTGTAGGCGGGGAGCAAGTTGCTGTTCCGTCCATAGAGGAAAAGATCGCACCGGCTCCCGAAGAGGCCGCCAGTGCAGGAGATGAGGTAGAAAACGTGAGCGAAACGCTTGAAAAGGCAACCCGCGTCACGGTGACTGTCTCTGGCACGGACGGTAAGGAGCGCGAGCTTCCAATTCCAGCGTCCGCAACGCCTGAGCCCGTTGTCGAAGAGAAGGGGGCAATGCCGGTCGCTGAACGACTTAAGAATGTTGTCAGCGAGCTCGAGTCCGTCAAGTCTGAAGAGGCTAATGACGACCGAGCGAAGTACATTGAGTATGCTGCTGGATGGGTGCAGGCCTATCTAGAGTATGAGGCTGCACCAGCGGCCGAAGAGGAGGCTGCACCCGCGGCCGAATCGGTCGAGGCCGGAATCGTTGATGAGACGACGAAGTCCCTTGACCATCACGTAGAGGCTACCGAGACGACCGCTGAAGAGGCGGATCTCGCCGTGGTTACTGAAGAAGCTGTTGCTTCCGTTCCCGCAGAGGAGGTAGTGGTGGAGAATACCGCCGCGACCGAACTCTTGGAGGAGAAGGAGCAGCTTGAGAAGGACCTCGAGCATGCGGTGAAGCTTTTGGAGCTTGCTCTAAAGTCACCAGCTGGCCGAAAGTCAATACTTACGGATGTACCGGCGAAGAAGGGGATTGATGCCCCTTGGTTGAGCCCGTATATTCAGGCTATTTTGGAGAAGAAATAAATGTCTGAGATTCGCGAGAAGCTCGAGGGCCTGGAGAAGGAACTCGAGGGCCTTAATGCGGCCCCTGCAGGTGTTGTCGGCAAGGACGACGCACAGGCAGACTCGTTTGATTCCGTGAGCGCCCTTGTCGCACAGCGCGAGCTGCGCGAGAAGTTCGTCTCGATGGACTCGAACGATGTCAAGAAGATGCTTGACGTCCAGGCTGGTAAGCAGTCCGGTCGACAGGCCAGTGACGATGTTCTCAACCGCCTCGCGGTTGCTAACCCGAACATTGCCAAGGTGCTCGATGCTAGCGGCGGCGCTGCGCTTATCCGCCAGGACCTCGAGCCAATGCTCTACGCGCTGTTCGTAAAGCGATTCCCGTTCTTTGACCGCATCCGCAAGGAAGGCGCCAACGGACTTGTTCACGCTTACAATCAGCAGACCGCTTACGGCGATGCGGCGTTCATGACTGAAGCTGGCACGGTGACGGATGACACCAACACCTATGCCCGCCAGACCACGAACGTTGCGGTCCTTGCGACCCGCCGTGGTATCACCCTCAAGTCGCAGTTTGCGATCACGCAGGGTGGTGCTGGGTTTGACGGCCTCGCCACCGAGCTTTCGGGCGGCGTGACGGCAATTGCCCACAAGCTCCAGAAGACCCTCTTCCAGGGTAACGCTTCGTCCTCGACCGGTACTGCCGGTGTCGAGCTCGGCGCGTACGATGCGAACGGCTTCGACGGCCTTCGCAAGGTTCTTGGTTCGGCCGCTGCTGCTGGCAACCCAATTACGACGAAGGGAACTTCGACGTACACGGCTGCCATCAACGACACCGTTGCCTCGATCCTGAACAACGGTGGCAACCCATCGGCGATCATTCTTTCGCCTACGGATGCTGCTGCTTACCAGAACGAGCTGACGAACCTTATCCGCTACCCAGGTGGCGGCGAGGGCGCGACGGCTGGTCTTGGTTTCGGGTCAGTCGTGACCCCAGCTGGTGCACTTCCGCTCCTCGCCGTTCCTGGCGACTCGATCGGCTCGTACACCGTTTCTAGCGTCAACGTCCGCGACATGTATGTCGTCGACGAGGACACCTGGTCGATGCCTTACCTCGGTTCGGACTCGATCACGACCCTTGAGATCCCTGTTGGTGTGGGTGGCGCGCTGACCCGGCTCTATATCATGTTTGTGATGTACGGCTTGGCTGCTAAGGCTCCTCAGTTCAACGGCAAGATCCGCGTCGCTGTCTGATCTAGATAGAGACTAAGGTCTGAGAATGGGGCGAGTGGGCTTAGGCTCGCTCGCCCCATTCTTTTAGAGGAGAAAATATGGTAAAGATTGTTAACGACGTAAAGCTAGTATCGGAGCCGGTTATCGAGGAGGCCCCGGTCGAAGAGGCAGTTCTTGTTTCTCTCGACGAGGCGGTTCTTGTTCCGGAGGCACCAGCCGAAGAGCCAGTGCTAACTCCAAAGGAAGAGAAGAAAGTCGAGAAGTTTGTCAAGGCGTCAATCGCAACAGCGAAGACCGTCGACCCAGATTCTCGATGGCGAGTTAAGTACACGGAAGCGACCTCCCTGCACATAGGGGATGGCGTCTTTATCCGGTTCGTTGACGGCCATGCTGCCGTTAGGGGATCTGAGCTCGAGGCTGCCCAGGCCGCTGGCGCAGAAATCGTCGAGAAGCTGTAACGTGGGGGCCGCCGTAGAAGCCGAGAAATCGGTATAAACTACGGCGGTCAGCCACAATAGACACATGAACAAGATAAAGCTCTCCCTTCCGACCGCATCGACCCTGGTGGGGTCGGGCTTCACGCGCATTCAGTTTGGACGGGCAGACACTGCGGCCCAGGCGACATCGCTTAGCGGCACATGGGAAGTGCTCCCGACACTCCTGTCCCTGAACGCATCAATTACTGCCTACACCTACCGGGACGACACTGGGTTCCCCGGCCAGTGGTACAACTGGCGATCATATAACCCAACGAGCAATACCTACGGTTCGTGGCAGGCGTCCCCAATCCAAGGAAAGAATCTTGGGTATCTCACCGTGGATGAGTTCAAAGATTACGAGATGGCGTCCCTGATGAACCCGGATGGCAGCACCGTCAGCGACGACCAGATCGAGAGCCACATCCGCATTGCTAGCAAGGTAATTGACGGCTTCTGCGGTCAGACCTTTGGACTTCAGCGCGCAACTGAGAAGCACAATTATCGCCAGGACACACGCCGAGTCTACCCAAATAACCGACCAGTCGTATCGGTGCAGGGAATGGATGTCTGGGTAACAACCGGGCAGAAGGCGACATTCCAGCTGACAGATCTTTTCGTTAACTATACGGCTGGCTACGTTGAAGTTACGTCCCTTGCCTCAGTAACTTACTCGCTGTTCCCGGCAATTGTTAACATGGGCCTGATTGTTCCTGTTGCAGAGATTACTTACACATATGGATTCGCTACGCCGCCCGACGACATCAAGGACGCGACTGCGATTATCACAACTGAGTCGCTCGGACTTGCAAGCCTTGCAAAGCAGGGGTTTGCTGCTGTGGCAAGTGCCGACATTGGGGACATCAGTATCAGGACCTCGCGCCCAGTTCGTGAGATTCATGGCGGAAGCATACCCCCACAGGCTATCGGTCTACTCGAGGGGTATAGAAACACGACGCTGCGATGATCCCTGCATACAACCTGAGGGCGACCCTTCGCAGGGAGACAAACACCGGGCACGCAGCTGACGGTAGCCCAACCAAGAATCAGGTGTTTGTTTGGTC